GAGCTGGCGTTGGTCAATCTGGCGGTGTGACCGATTCGGCGACCAAACGCCAGAACGCTCGAGGCCAATCGGTCGATCTGTTGTTTCCACCTGGGGCGGCGGTCTTCGTCGAACACTGTCACGAACTCCGGCGTGAGTAACGTTTGCCCGTGTTCATTTCGGGATGTCCAGACCGAGTGCAGAAGGACGCGGTGCCGCGTTCCGTTCACTTCAATGGTGTACGTCTGGCCGACGGTCAATTGATTCGGTTCCGGGAACGGCGTGTCCATGCTTCAACACCTTACCGACAGGATCAAAGGCAAAGCACCAGCGGGAGCGAAACGCTCGCCGAAGTGGCGGACTGTACGCGCAAAACATCTCAAACGGAATCCCAGGTGTGCCTGCTGTGGTGGGTCTAAATCTATCGAAGTGCATCACGTTGTTCCGTTTCACCTTGCGCCGGATCTCGAACTCGAGCCGGGAAACCTGCTGACGCTGTGTGAGTCGAAGAAGTACGGGATAAACTGCCATCAATTGATCGGGCATCTGGGCAACTATCGACGCTGGAATCCCTCGGTGCGGGAGGACGCCACGGTGTGGCGCATGAAACTAAATCCGGGAAAGACGGGTTGACGTTTTCGAGCGCTGCGCCGAATACACACTTCACGCCAACGGACGGGCGGGCAGTTTTGCCGAACGTCTGACAATGCGGTGCGAGCCGCGCGCGATGAAATCGGCCCAGCCCGGTTTCGCCGCTCCATTCGCACCATGAACGACGGCCGTTTTGCCGTCAGTCGCTCCAAAAACGGGCTGCCCAGCTCAGCCGGTTCCGGTGACTTCGCACGCCGATTTCATTTGAACCGCCGCGCGCGGTTTTTCGATTCAAGGAAGAACGAACGATGCCAGTTAACACAGTGAAAGCCATCAAGGAACGCCGAGCGGCGGCCGTGAAGGAACTCAACGATCTGCACAACAAACTCAACGCGGCCGACGCCGGCAGCGATGAAGCCCGCACGCTGGGGCAGCAGTTCGACGAGAAGTCCGAAGCAATCCAGGCGATTGACGCCGATTTGACTCGAGCGTCCCGCGTTGAAGGTCTCCAGCATTCGTTGGAAACTGAAGCGACGCCCGGCAGTGAAGACCGCACGTTTGGCGGTGACCCTGAACGCGACGACATTATCGCTAATCTCGATTCGGACCGGTATTCGCTTTTGCGGGCTGCTCAGCAGATGCTCGAGGGCCGGGAAGTGAACGGCTACGAAGGCGAGATCAGCCAGGAACTGCAGCACCGATTCGGCAGCAAGGCCAACGGCTTCATGTTGCCGTGGAATCTGCGTTGTGATCTGGGGGCGGTCGGTCGCGTGGAAAACCGCGATCTCGACACCACCGAAGGCGCGGGCGCGTTGCCGACTGTCCAGTCGCCAACAATGATCCAGCTTCTGCGGAATCGGGTTGTGGTGCGTCAACTTGGGGCGACCGTGTTGTCTGATCTGGTGGGAACGTTCGACGTTCCGAAGGAAACCAGCGAGCCGTCGTTCTACTGGGTGGCGGAATCCACCGCCGGCACGGAATCGGACGGCAGCGTCGGCAAGGTCACGTTTGCCGGTAAGACGGTGACCGCCTGGACAACGATTTCGCGCCGCTTCATGAAGCAGACCAGCGTCGACGCTGAGAACTTCACGCGGTACCAGCTTCTCCAGGGATTGGCCCGTGCGACCGACTACGGCGCGTTGGCTGGTCCTGGCACGTCGGACAATGTGACCGGTGTTATTAATAACACCGACACTAATCTGGTGGCGATGGGCACCGACGGTGCGGCTCCAACGTGGGCCAAAATCGTCGAAATGGAATCCGCGGTCGCGGCGGACAACGCCGACATTGGCACGATGGGCTACGTCTTCAACGCGGTGACGCGTGGGAAGCTCAAGACGACCGAGAAGGCCAGCAACACCGCACAATTCCTTTGGAGCGGTGACAACACGGTCAACGGTTACGGGGCTGCGGTCACGAATCAGCTTCCTTCGAATCTCGAGAAGGGTAGCTCCGGGACGGTTTGTTCCGCCGGCGTGTTTGGTGACTTCAGCCAGTTGATGATTGGTTTCTGGGGCGGCCCGGACATCATTGTCGACCCGTTCACCGAAGCACCGGCCGGAAACGTTCGAATGACCATCCACCAGGACATGGACATTCAGAACCGCCACGACGAGGCGTTTTCGCGCGTGGTTGACTTCCTGACAACGTAGTCTGACGCATGACGCCGGCCGCCGAAGTGGCGGCCGGCTCTTTATATCACCTTCGCACAAATTCACCGGAAACACACAATGGCACAGCTCGTGAACGTCACCGTTTTGAAGGGCCTGTTGTACGGCGGCAAGTGGCGCATTGAGGGCGCGAAACTCGAGATGGACGCTCACCGGGCGCAGGTTTTGTCTGAGACGAAGCCGCCGCACGTGGCCCTGGGCAATGTCACCGTCAAAGCTGACGGGCCGACACCGGCCGCGAAATCCGACGAGACGCCGGCCTCGGGCGAACCGGGCGAGCTGCAAGGCTGGCCGGGCGATGAAGCTCTGGCGGCTGCCGGGATTGAAACGATCGACGCTTTGCGGGCTCTGATTGACGAACACGGCGACGCCTGGCCGAAGCAGGTCGACGGAGTCGGGCCAGCGACGGCCGCCAAGATCGTCGAAGAACTCGACGCTCTCGACGCTTAAGAACTCAACTTAGATTTCCATCGGCGGCCCGCTGTGCTGTCCGTGGGCGAATAACTAACACGGCGACGGACCACCCGCGCCGCCGATGGAACCACCAACAACGCGGTCGCTATGGGCCTGACACAGAACACAATCGGCGACCCGCCTGTCACTCTGGACGAAGCGAAGCAAAAGCTGCGCATTGCCACGACGGACGGCGAAACGGAGATCACCGACGACGACGACGAACTGACGGCGATTCTCGAGGCGGCGACCGATCATGTGGAACGGTACACCGGCCGCAACTTTCGCACGGCGACGTACACGCTGACGCTCGACGAATTCCCTGAAGACGCAATTGTGGTGCCGCGGGCTCCTTTGGTGTCGGTTCAGTCGATCAGCTACCAGAACACGGCAGGAGACGCCACGGCCCACACTGGGCACCAGCTCGACACAAACGGCATACCGGGACGGATCTTTCCGCCGGTTGGCGGTTCATGGCCATCGACCGACGACGAACCGAACGCGGTCACCATCAACTACACGGCCGGCATTGCCTCGGCCGACGACGTGCCGGCCACGGTCAAGCGGGCGATCCTGTTGTTCTGTGAACTCGAATATGACGATCCGGAACCAGCGAAAGCCGCCCGGCTCGAGAAGCGGATCCAGTCACTAGTGCGCGGGCTGATTGTCCGGGACACAGCGACGGCCGGCGGGGGCGACTGATGTTTGAACGTTTGAAGGTGGCCGCGTACTACGTGTGCCTCGTTGTGATGGGGTTGTTGTTCCTGATCCATTTCTGGCTGGTGTTGTTTCCTCCGAAGCCAGACGAATTCTTTGTGACGCCGAGCCATGCAACAAAATATCGCCAGTTACCCGACGCATCCGATCTGCCAACACGTGGGTTGTGAGTCGGACGGGACGATCATTGCCGGCAATCCGCCGCGGCTGCGGTGCAAACGTTGCCAGCGTCAATTCACTGAATTCGACGACCTGGACGGCGGACACTCAACGCAGGTGCCGGCGGAACCGGGACCGGCGGAACCGTTCACCGGAAACCAAAAGGCGGCTCTCAACGCTGCAAACCTTTTCATGCAGCACGACGGCTGCATGATTCCTATTGAGTTCCGATGAGATATCGCGACGTTCTCACGATTCAGCAGCAGGTGAAAACGACGGACGCCTATACCCGGCAACGCGTCGACACCTGGGAAACGTTCCAGACGATACGCGGCAACATTGCGGACGCGTCCGCCGGCGAGCGGGTGATCACCGACGCGAACCGCGACGTTTTGATTTCTCACAATGTGACGATTCCCTCAAACAGCCGAACGCGTCAAATCACGCCTTCGATGAGGATTCTGTCCGGCGGTGTGACGTACAACATTGAGGCGTCCACCGACGAAACGAACCGCCGACGCCGTCTTGTGTTGCAGGTCACTCAGGTTATCAACGCGCGGTAGTATGTCGCAAAATCAAGTTGTCACCGGCGACCGGAAACTCGATCGACAACTCGATCGACTGGGCGACCGCACCGCGAAACGAATCAACGCGGCCGCCGTGCGGTCCGGGATGGCGGTAGTACGGAAGGCTGTGAAGGCGGAAGCGCCCCGCGGGCCGACTGGCAACCTGAAGCGAGCGATCGGAGCCCGGTTTCGGAAGAAACGAACGACCGGAATCTACGAAGCGAAGGTCGGGGCGAACGTCGGCAAGCGATCGGCGGCCAAACTGACGCGCAGCGGCAAGGTCCAGAAGGCCAACTCTGCCCCACACGCTCATTTGGTGATTTTGGGAAGGTCGAACAGGCGGACCGGCACCATGCCGGCGAACAACTTTGTTGACCGGGGTTTTGCGAAGACGCAGGCGGCCGCGCTCAGTGTGATGAAACGGCGGCTGCGCGAAGGAATCGATCGGGAAGCGGCCCGTAGTTCGTAGAATCAATGCGAGAAATCTACCAGCAGATCACCGGGCGGCTGTTGTCTCAGTCCGAAGTCGTGGGCGCTGTCGGGCAAAACACGACCTACGACGAAGCGACTGACCAATACGCGATCCGCCCGGGCCAGCTCGACGAGAACGACCCGTACCCGGGAATTGTTCTGGCGCTGCCGACGATCGTCTACGACGACGACCTGGGCGGCGTGGCCCGCTATGCGAAAGCAACGCTGGAAACGCGTTGTCTGTCATTGGATCTGAATCTGGCGTGGTCTCTGCGGGAGGCGATCGCCTACGACGACGGCGAACCGGACGACGGCAACGGCCTGCACGGTTACAGCGCCGGCGGCATTCTGGCCTGCCAGCTTCAAAGCGACACAGAAGACACGTTTGAATTTGGCGATGACTCCGACCGGCTGCTGTTTGTGGTCACGTCTGTCTATCAACTCGAAATTGACGAGGGGGAACTCTAAATGCCTACAGCTTCATCCGTCGGAACTGTTTTGCAGGTCGACATTTCAGACACGCTTACGACGATTGCCGGCGTTCGAAACGTCGATTTCAAGAGCCCGGAGGTTGAATTCTACGAAGCCGACGACACGGTCGACACGTATGTGGAACAGGGAGTCACCGGCCGCACTTCGGGCGGTTCCGTCAATTTCGAGAAATTCTACGATCCGGCCGCCGCGACGCACTCC